CAACCATCGGAGGGTCCTTCCTAAGGAAATGGCCTTTCCGATGGCGATATTACGGTCATTCTGAACCTCTATACTCTTAGAGATAGGGGACAGAAGTCTGACTTTGATTGAATCAACCCAGACTGACCGTTCATACTTCTCTGAACTGGAATTTATATCCCATTCAGAGAGTTTTAGGTCCCGACCCTTAAGGGCGAGAACCTTTTCGCAATATTTTACGGCTAAGCCGGAAATAGCGTGTTTATCCTTGGAGATCTTAGATCCCCAACAGATATGAGTCTCTGTGATTTTCCTTAGGTAATCCAGAGGACCGTATGCGAGGTGATCATCACCTCCCACATGGAAAGCCCGCCAAGTAACTTGGACGGGTTTACTGTAACACTCTACGAGTGCTTCAGGCTTGGGGGACTCACGGCCAAGATGGTCGCAACCCCTCAATGAAACGTCGTAAAAGAGATACTCTCTTATGGCGTTTTCCTCTACAGCTAAGTTGTAGAGGCAAAGGAGGCCTTTCGTCATGGGTTCACCCATGAGAATGCCCCTCTTCTTCACGAACATCTTAGATGCCATGAAGATAAGCCTCTCACTTGTAACAAGTGAGAGTCCTAATCTTAGGAGGGGATTGCCCTTATGGCCAATTCCCTCCAAGAAACCTTCGGCTATACTTAGTATAACCTTCGGTACAATTGCGTCTGTTGCCTCTGAGAGGTCAGACGAAAGCAGGGCATACTCATCCTTAGGATCAGTAACCCTTCTGATCAGTGGAATATAATTCCAGGCCTGATCTGTTCTCTCCATCCCCGACTCAGCCGAGGGGTGGAGTTTTAACAACTCTTTCAGGAGGTGACCTCCTGGTTGTTGTAAAATCGTAACCCACCATAATGATGTTGTTACGACTCTGCTCTTGCCTCCAGGTTCTGGAACGCAAAGAGTTCTGGCGGGAATGGGACTTAGTACCTTTCCCTCCATATCTATGTACCCACTTAAGTAGGCACTTAGTAACGCGACGAGAAATATTTGGTAACCAAGTACCTCGTCGAGTCCCCAGAACCTGATTTCTTCAAAGAAGTCCTCAAGTTTCTGTATCTTTGAACCGAACTCAGCTTCAGCTGTGATCGGTTCATTACGGGCCCACGTTTTCCAACGTGCTAACCCGGCTTTGTCCTGAGCTTTAAAGCCCATGGGCAAAATAATTTCAGCATCGACCTCAGGTACGATGTTGAGAATAAGTCGTAGATCCTCATTGATCTCGACAAACCTGCCTCCATCTTTAGATGAAGTCAGGAAACT